GGCACTCTGCAAATGCTAAAGGTGTATTGAATGTTGGAACAGATCTAGGGGATTTCAAACCCGGAGTTGCAGGTAGAGCATTAGATGTTGAGGGTGATGTAAGGATGGTAGGGTCATCTAAAGCATTATCTGTGAAAGGTGATACCACACTTGACGGTGATGGGAAAGTGACTGGCAATCTTAGAATAGATGGCACCATGTCTGCAGGAAACGCAACATGGTCTTCATCAATTGTTGGTACAACTAAACTCTTTGATATCGAACATCCAACTAAAGGAGAGGGATATCGTCTTGCTCATGCTTGTCTTGAAGGTCCGGAACATGGTGTATATTATCGAGGAAGATTGACAAAATCAAACACAATTGAATTGCCATCCTATTGGAAAGATCTGGTGCATGAAGATAGTATTACCGTTCAGGTGCAACCAATCGGATCTACTCAAAAAATTATTGTCATGGAATTTGACACTGAAAAAATAATCTTATCTGGTAACACAGATTGTTTTTTTCATGTCTATGGTGAAAGAAAAGATGTGAATTCATTGGTTGTTGAATATGAAGGTAATGGCAAATTCTAAGTAGATAAATAAAAAGAAAATTCATTATGCATTACACTACAAGTGGAAAAGTTCACACCGATGGAATCATAGAATTACCAGAAGATTGGCAAGGTAAAATCAAACCAGAAACAATTTCTGTACAACTGACTCCTATAGGGACATATCAGGAATTGTATGTAAAAGAGATACAGTGGGGAATGAAAGTTATAATAAGAAACGGTGGTGGTGGCACATTGAATGCTTATTATACTGTTACTGCAGAACCAATTAAAGTTGAAGAAGAAACAGAACCAGAGTGGCACTATCGATTAAGAGTTGCATAGTGAATATGAATGAGCAGAATAACATGCCCTGTATGTGGACATATATGCAATGGTAGAATTGAATTTGGTTCTCACATAAGGCGTTGTCAAGCAGTGACAGGCGAGAGAAATTTCAAATTTAATCGAAAAAAGAATTCAAAAAAGAAAAAGAAAAGATAATTACTCTGGACGCTTGATCTCCATATCCATCAATCCTTTTACTTCAGACGGTGTTTCAGTATATTCAGGTGCAAATTGTTTAATTTCTTCTTCATCCCACTCCTCGTGCAGTTTTTCTATCTGAGAATCTACACTAGACATCTCCATGTCAATCTTACCTTCTATCCATTTTTCTTTCAACCATGCAATAAATCCTAATCCAAGATGTTGAATGAATGGATTTTTAAATTTTTTCTTTACCCATCTTTCTGCCTTTGCATACCATGGGTCTACTCCTTTACCAAATTGTTTTTCAAATTCTATTTTCATCTCTATAACTAAGTATAAATAGGTTGAAGGAGATAGTGTAGTATTTATAGGTATGCCGTTAAGCAGACTCGAAAATTTTCTCAAGAATGTCACAGGTAATGTAATTTACGTTAATCCTGAAGAACTTGATGCAACAGATGATATTAGTAATAAGGGGAATAGTCGAGCAAGACCTTTTAAAACTATTCAACGTGCTTTAATTGAGGCAGCGAGATTTTCATATCAAGTAGGAGAGAATAACGATAGATTTGATAAAACAACAATCTTAGTATCACCCGGTATTCATTATATTGATAATAGACCCGGATTACAAATCAATACATCAGGTTCTCTTACCGATGTAAATGGTACTGCAGCGACGATTGATCAATTATCAATTGGAAGTAATTTTAATATTCAAGACCCTAATAATGTATTATACAAGTTTAACAGTGCTAATGGTGGTGTAATAGTACCTCGTGGTACTTCAATAGTTGGATCAGATCTTAGAAAGACAAAGATAAAACCAAAATTTGTTCCTCAACCTGATAATAATAATATTGATAATGCAGCGATATTCAAAGTTACAGGTGCATGTTTTTTCTATGGATTTAGTTTCTTTGACGCCGATCCAAATGATAGAATTTTTAGAGATTATACATCAAATGTATATGCTCCAAACTATTCTCATCACAAACTAACATGTTTTGAGTACGCTGATGGCGTGAATACTATTGCGGGTAAGGGTAACACCGACCTTGACATGTATTATTATAAGTTGACACTTGCTTATGGTACTAACAGTGGTCGTGCTGTACCAATTTATCCTTCAAACACAGATTTTGAAAAGTTAATTGATGAAACTCGTATTGTAGGTGCTATATCACAGGTAGGAACTATTTCTATCAATGACATATATTCTGGTGCAAATCCAACAGATTCAACAGCAACACCCATTGTTACTGTTATAACTGCAACTAATCATAATTTCGAGGTAGGCACACCAGTATTAATAAATGGTATTGGTGATTCAAACTATGATGGAAGTTATATCGTATCTCAGATTCTTAGTGATACTTCTTTCACTTATGCTGTACCTGTAACACCTACTAGCACAGCAACACCAAATTTATCTGGAAAAAATGCAGTTGTAAAAATTGAAAGTGATACTGTTTCATCTGCATCACCATATATTTTCAATTGTTCAATAAGATCTGTATTCGGTATATGTGGTCTAAACGCTGACGGTAGTAAAGCAACTGGATTCAAGTCCATGGTTGTGGCACAATTTACTGGTATCGCACTTAATAAAGACGATAATGCTTATGTCAAATATAACACTACGACAGGTGTATGGCAAGATCAAGCAGCACTCGGATCCTCGGTAAGTTTACATACAGATAGTCTTGCTAAACATAAACCATCTTACGAAAACTATCATGTAAGAGTAAGTAATAATGGTATAATTCAAGCGGTATCAGTATTTGCTATCGGTTATGCTCAACATTTCCATGCCACCACTGGTGGTGATATGTCAATCACCAACTCTAACTCTAATTTCGGTGCTAAGTCATTAGAAGCAGATAAGTTTAGATTTGAAGCATTTCTCAAAGATGATAAGGGATTCATTAGGGAGATCAATCCTCCACAACAAAGTTTTGCAAAAGAAAATACAGTAAGATTTTTACCTTTAGATGTAGATGCAACCGTAGGTGTATCAACAGATATCAAGATTTACATAGATGATTTCAAGAATCAAGATAATAAACCAACTGTAAATCTAAACGGATTCAATGTTGGTGGTAAAGTTGGAGATAAACTTCATGTAAGTATTGGCACCACAGTCTATGCAGCAGACATCCTCATGCCTGTTCCTCAAACTGATCCTGATGAAAGAGTGTCAGGTAAGAAAGAGATATTTGTGGGTAGAGTTTCAGGTATTAACAGTATAACAGGGAATACCTTTACATTACAGTCTGATCATAAGTTCATAACTGGTGAGACTGTTAGAGTTTACTCTGAAAACGGATCACTACCAGATGGATTAGAATATAATAGAGTTTATCATGCTATAACTGCATCACTCAATGCTGATCAGATTCAATTAGCATCAACTTTGAATAATGCCGTTGCTGGTAATGAGATCACAGGCATCAATAATTCAGGCGGTATTCTTCGTATAGTATCAAAAGTATCAGATAAAGAAGCAGGTGATATAGGACATCCCGTACAATTTGATAGCTCAGGATGGCACATAAACGTTGGTGCAGGTAATAGTTTATCCAGTGCTATAACAGCAAACCAAAGTGCTATAACACCAAAGACTAGGACCTCATTCATAAAGAGGTCGCTGGATAGGCGTAAAGAATCAGAAAAAAATTATGGGTTGAAGTACGTCATATCTCAAGATTCTAGTCTCGCATCACCTCCTATAGCAGGGTTTAGTATTGCAGAAACATCTTCAGTTCCTGATGACACAAACTATCAGAATGATAATAATGTTCTTACATCAACATCAAACTTAAGACAGAAAAATAACATCATCAATGCTTCATGGGGAGGTAATGTAGGTATCATAACTGCAGAGCAACCTCATGGTTTGAAGGTAGGTCAAACTATACAGGTTTACAGAGTAAGAAGTTCAAATAATACATCAGGTAGTGATAATAATGGTTTCAATGGTATATTTGAAATATCTTCAATCCCAAATGATACAACATTTAGAGTAGGGTTGAATACAAACCCCGGTGGAATCACAACGATTAGTACAGGAACACCTTATACATTCCATGATAGGACAATAGTTGGTTCAGGTAGAACATTCAGTCCTTATTTTGTAAAACGTGATTTTAATGTTAGTTACCAGATACATTCCTTAGATGAGATTCAAGAATACAAGCAGGGTGTACAAGTCGGTGAGTATGATCTAACATTACGTGGATATATCTCACAACCAGAGGTTTCTCCGTTCTCTACAACTACAAACTATTTTGGACAGGATGTTGCTGATATCGTCCCCTTTGAGGATTTTGACAATAGAGACTATGATCCAAAGGCAGCAGTAAGTTATGCTGTAAGAGATGAAATTGGTAAAGTAGAGACCAACGATCCTGAAAGAAGTATCACTAAGGAAAGTCTAAATTCATTCCTAAGAGAAACAGGTGCTGTAAAGAGTATTGATACAACAGCAACCAGTTCGGGAACTCTTACTATAAACACTGTAGTCGATCATGGATTCAACGGTATTGTAGGAATACAAAGTATTACAGGTGGTAATCAATATGGTACTAACAGTGGTAATGCTGAATTCTACTTCAATGTAAGACTTGAAGGTGGTACTGGTGAGGGAGCAACTGCTGATGTGACCGTGAATGCTGGAAGTCAAATAAGCGGTGTTGAAATATCTAATCCCGGTTCAGGTTATAGTGTAAATGATACTCTTACTGTAAAGGGAGTTCCCTTCCACACCCCCGGAACGGACTGTACAGTTGGAGTTTCAGCAATAGACAACAAAGTTGGTGATGCC